CTTACGTCTTCAGATAAGAGCGTCTTGTACGGAGTTGTGAAGTTTCCTGCTCCATTTTCCGTATCAACGTCCAACTCATAGATCTTTCCATCTTCGGTGAACACCTCAACTACGGATTTAACGTATATACGTGCGGAGTTTACATTTGTATCGTTTGGATCGTTCTCTTGGAACAATACTTCACCTGTAAGTTCTACAGGGTTTCCGCTTATCGCTGTAGCACGAATTATCTCTCTTACAGTATAGAATGCATCAGATGGTTTGAATATTCTGTCTTTGGGGTACTCAATAACTGCCTCTACACCAAAGAGCACTCTCATCAAGTATTTGAATGACCTTGATGTACCCTTAGAAGCATAAAAGTCCTTAAGACGCTTAGTAACTGTTGATTGTTGTATCTGAGGAGCAAACTTACTTGGGAATGACTCAGCAAACTGATCTCTGAACCTCTGTAGTAAGAATAGAGGTAAAAGGTTGTTTAGGTTAACAACTGTCGACCCAAACTCGTGGGTTGCAGGTGTCGACTCACTAAAGGTGTACTCTTTGAGTGTACCTACCTTGGTAGTGGCATGAAAACCTCTAACGCAGTCAATAAATTGTGTTTGTCCCTTACTCTTATAGTATATGATTTCTTCGTCTATCATTAAGAGACCTTCTTTTGGAAAATCTCTAGTATTTCCTACGTCAATGACTGTTGAGTCAATAGTGATCCCAGAGGACGCTGTAGTCGACTCTACGAGGTCGTTTAGGCGGTCTATGTTATAATATTCATCTAGGTTCTGTATTATATCAACTGGGTTACCTTTCAACTCCAGTGCTTGATAGTAATACTTGATAAATTGTATGAAGTCAGGATAATCATCCCTAATAAACTGAGGTATCTGTTCCTCTAGTCTATCCGAGATCTTAGTTCTTGATTCTGGCGAAACCGATGCATCAATCGGGTCTACTGTAACCTCAGTTTGAGGTGTGACCCACGACGCAACTTTCCACGACGACTGCTCAGCTGGCATTACTAACTATAACTTGATTCTGGTACTACACCTGTTCCAGAGGTATTACTACCGCTAGAAATTTCATCATCAATTACATTAACAACTAGATTATCTATACCCAATGTCAAATAGGTCTCTCTGAGAGAAACAATGTCATTAGATTCAGGAGTCACGGAGAATTGGATTAAGTTGTCGGCAGAATTAACTACTTCAGTGATAACAAGGTCATTGATCGTCACTTCTCCCATGTGATAATCAATATTTCCCCAGTTTCCACCAATGTACTGTTTTGAACCATCCTGTGTCACATAATAGAGACGGATTGTTCCTAATCCATCGTCATTGAGGTAATACACTTGGTTTCCACCATCCGCACGTTTGAAACCATTAGTTTCTAGAGTTGGTGACTCCAACTGTGCGTTTATTCTGTTACCGAAGCAAATTTTGTAGTTAAATCTCTGATTTAGTGAAATAGTTACGTTTTTACGCATTTTCACTTTTGTAATGTTGGATGTGATAGATGGTTCTGCCTCATCAATCACTTTTCCGACTTTAGAGTATTTGAACTTACCACCAAACTTGTTAAACTCGGCAGAAGAGTTAACTGTCTCCAAAGTTCTGTAGATAATCTGTTTAATATCCTCTTGAGACCTTCTTGTATTATTTGGGTTGAAATAAACGTAAGTTGCTAAGTCAATGTAGACAACTGATGGATCCATGATCTTAGGTTCCACTGCTCCTACAGAATAAGAACGGATTTTCTTTGCTACTGCATCTTTTTCTGATATAGACAGACGATCTGCGTTCTTGGGTTTGATTACAACAATAACTTTACCGTATTCAGGGGGATCTGCTTCCTCACCACCAAAAGCGACAATAGATTGGACGTTAGGATAGATCTGAGGGATGATTACCTCATAATCCTTAGTAGTCACTGCTCTACCGAAGCTACTATAGAACTTAGGTGCAGCATACTTGATGCTATCAATGGTTTCTGGTTGTGCACCGCCATCAGGGGGTATATCCAGTGTTAATGAGATACCTGAAGTGATAGGAGCGTTACGGGAGTCCTTAACTGTGCCCGCAAAAGAGAAACCAGTCAATCCATTGGGTGCAGCACCTATAGATGTTGGGTATCTTGCTTCTATTACGTCACCGTTGACTAATGCTTCACCTAGGATACCATCACCGAACACTAGCTCTTGCTTTTTGCTCTCTGACTCCTCTAAGAAGAAGACTTTACTAATATTGCTTACACTTGTTATGTCTGTTGCTTGTAAATATGCATCAGTGATAGTTCCACGTGACACCTCGACTGTCATAGCTGACGTATCAGCGTTGAGGTTGCCTAGTACGAACCTTTGTCTTTCTGATTCCGTCTTAACGAAAGTATCAGTGATGAATATTCCTTCGTATGCTAATACATCATTAAATGTTGCTTTACCATCTAGTGTATTAACAGATACGATTAAATCTTTAGGTATAGAGAAGATATAGTTAGTTCCACCTTCCCCTGTAAAGGATGTAAATACTCCTTTGTTGATTTGTACTGATTCTGGGTACCCTCTACCATTAGACCCTGTGCCATATATCGTCTGTACCACCACTGTAAAGGTCGCACGGGCACTTCTAGCACTCCTTGGGGTATATCCTATTAGTTTAGCTAACTTTACTACGTTTTCTCTTAAAACTGCAGTGTCTAAGAAGTTCTCATTGATTGCTAGGTTAGCATTGACAGAAGAATAGTATGAGTTATAAGCAAGTACGTCTAATAGTGTGGACAGAGAGGATCCTTCAAAGTCATAGTCGCTAAATTCCGACTGTCCTTTTAAATATGCTTTGAGTTGTGCTTTAATCTCGTTAAATTCTAACGAGTTGACTTTGGTAAGTGCCATTATCGCTTCAGTATAACTTCTAAGTTGTCGATCACATTAGGTAGACCTGTGATTAGGTAATATATCTCAACCTGTAAGTCATTGTCTCTTTCATTGAATCTACTAATCACTCTATAGCATACAACACGTGGTTCGTATAGATTGATTATGTTCTTTATCTGTTCTTCGATAAGAGATGATTGGCCTGCATCAAATAGTTCAAACAATGCTCCAGTTATGTTGCCACCGTAATTCGGCAAGAATGGTTTCTCGTAAAAGTTGTATCGAACAATGTTCTTTACAGCTTCCTTGATAGCATTCTCGTTCTTTAAAGTATTAACGTCGCCAGTTATCGGATTCTTTCTAAAAGATAAGTCAAAATCCCTAAACGCACGACTGGGTAGAGCACCCGAACTCGTCATATAACAATGTATATTGCCTCAAGAGTTATTTAGACACGTTTTTCAAAAGGTTTTCTCTTCTTCCCTTGTCTATCACTACGTGGATCAGTAATTAGGTATCTACAATGCTCATTACCATGATCATAGAAGTGATCTGACATGTCTACAGGGATATTTGCGTTCCTTCCACCGTCTTTAATTCTATTTGCCTTGCCCACGGTACCTCTTCTTCTTAGCGTTCCTTGATGTGGCACTATACTTCGTGTGTTGACCACGACCTTGTGCTGTTTTCTTTGGTTTCGATTCAATACTGTTTCCAGTGTTCCATGTCATTGCCATAATTTTATCCTGCGAATACGTTTGGTGATCCTGCTGCGACTGATGTACATGTCGCATCACCTACTCTACCACATCCTTTACCGTTTACAAATACGGTGCTACTCCCAGAAGCAATCGCTGCTGAGTGTGGAGGGCATGGGTCACCTGGTAGTAGGTGCGTTGTATTGTTGTCTCCCTGTCGAGAGATACCAATTCCATTAACAAAGACGTTAGATGATGCCCCACTTCTGGTCATACCAGTACAATGAGCTACGTCTGCGTCTCCTTTTCGGGTTACTGCGGGCATTTACTTCTGTTCTCTTGCTTGTAACATATGTAGGTAGTCTGTAAACTTGCTCATATGGACATGATCACTAACATCATGCGGTTCTTCGGGGTTTTTGGGACAAAATTTAATTACATGGTCAAATTTTTCGGGAATATCGGAGATTCTAGTATAATCTATCAACTCTGTGCCCTGACGGATCGTAAATTCTCCTTCAAGTAATAGAAATTCTGCTTCCATAGGTCTTTTTTCAATTATTTAGTTCGTCGTGCGGATGCAACGACGCGATTTTTTGGTTTTCAGTATGAACTTTCGGTAATTGCGAGATCTCCGTCCTCATTAACGGTAATTTCGACATAATTTAGTTCCGTATTATAAGTCCACATCAGATTTTGCCAAGTTTCTTGGAAAGTATCTTCGTCTAATGCTCTCATTATACATCTATCTTCCCAATAGATGTGATAAATCTTAGAGTCGATCAAGTTTGTTGAGTTTTTCGTCATGTTCGAGTACTACGTCTACTAATTTTTCATAATTTTCCTTATTTGGACGCTTCATAAGAAGCTCCATACTATTAAGGCGGGTCTCTAATGCTTCAATTTGTGATTTGAGAGCATAGAAGACTTCAGATATCTCTTGCTGAGTCATTCTTCTATATCAAAAAACCATTTGATAGACTTAATGTAGTCAAAAGTACATGATATATCTCTATCGCAGTCAATTTGATACTTACGATCACATAAAAATTTCCTTAGTTCGTAAACTGAATGGAATTTACCGATAAATTGGGATCTATCGTCGTAAAGAATGTACTTCATACCCTCTAGCTAGTTGTCTTCCTTCTAATTATAACACATATTGTCACCGAGTCAACACAAATTCACAAATTCTTTAGGGTTGCTTAAGGATTTGTCCATGTGAGCATCGTTCCAGTGCCTAATGTTACCCGCTACGATGAAGCAGTTGGTCACTATAAGTTGTATAAAGATGAAAGTACGTATCCCCGCTATGATATCTGCCTCTCGATTCGACTTTCCAGACTTGTCTCCGAGTGCTTTTGCCCAAATTCTCCACATTAACAGTTCTTATTCATATCCTCTGCCATGTTTCCACCTATCTCTGCTCCCTGTTCTCCACCAAACATTGCTATCCACCCTGCTGCTACCCAACCAACGAAGGGTATACTGCTAACTGCGGGTGCTGCTGCTGCTCCAACGCTAGTTCCGACTAATCTCCCTGTACCTTCAGCACTACCTACTGCTTTAATACATGCTAAATCTTTGTCTGAGAGTTCGGGATTGCTGTCAGTAAACTCTTGGTAAGGTGCTAACCAACTTCTCTTGTTACTTACTGCTCCACCTTGGTTGGTCTTACCATCCATGAAGTACTCTTCAACTACCTTAGTAGTGTTATTTGCTAATCCGAGGAATCCTGCCTTCTCTTTAATGTCCTTAGTGATGTAAGCAGTCTTAGGATCATTTGCTTTCCATGCTATCCTATAACTGTCTTCATTTACTTCCGCTTGGAAACTACCGTAATCACCCTCTGGTATACTAATCTGAGGTAAACCCTTCTCTTCTTTATGCTGTGAGATCATTCCGATCATAGCAATATGAGAGACTCCTACGAGTACTCCCAATGATAATCCAATCCACTTAATCATTTTCTTCTTCAACGTATGGTGTAAAGATGATTAACTCTTCTCCATCCTTAACGTCTTTCATCTCTGGGTGTATATTATACCCTGATTTGGGTTTAGTGTCAAGTGTCATGAGTACAGATGCCATGCTTCGCCACATAAACGCAAAAGATGCTCCTAGCACTGCTGCGAAGCATATGAAATATACGAATATGGTTATGTCATTCATCTGAAGAGTCCTTCCCTGTATAGTATCTATAATACTCTATCTCCAGTATTTTACAGAGTTCTTCAAACTCCTCATCCGTCAGTAGATCTAGATTCATTATACTCCTTCATGTACTCTTCTCTACCACTCTTAGTAAAGACTTTTTTCTCGTAATCAAAGTATGGATGAGGTTCAGCGGATACGACAGGATCCTTTGACTTGTTCTTTATAACTATGAACCTGTCAGCAGCAAACGTTCCTGCTAGTTGTACAACCACTTCGTCACCTTCCTTCCAGTTGATACTACCATCCTTCTTAGTATGAAGCATAGCTTCCTGTATCTGGTCTATGAGTTCTTGTGTTAGTTTCATCTTCTTCTTCTACGTTTTTTCTTTTTAAATAATTTTTGGTAAATTGGTCTGATAAGGAATAGATCTAATATCTCAAACAGGAATACAATACATAAACCTACTATAAATCCTATCAAGACTAGGTATTCCAGTATCTTCATTTCTTTTTACCCTCTTCGTATTGATATATCAGAACTACTCCGAGTATTACCCAGAATATAACTTCCAGTCCATAATTAGTCATCGTGTTCATCCCATTGGTCAGTGAGACCTTCGTTATTAAAGAATGCTTTATATATGCCATACGCAGACATAATAACAAGTATCACGAGTATGGAGATTCCGAAAGTACTATTCGGATCATAGTTTGCGTGAGGAATAAGAGCATTACATTTACTCCAAGTACCTGGTAAGGTATACACAGGGGGGCACGATAGGAAAATCATATAGAAAAAATTTTTAAATATTTTTGAAACGCACGTACCCACTTTTGTAGGTTAGAGCGTTGGGACTCTTTTATTATAGGGGGGG